CGGTATCTAAATTCGCAGCTGTTGCAGTCTATACTCGTAACTATGTAGTTCCAAGATTACGCGGTGTAACCGTTGAGTCTGACTATGAAGTTGCTAACCAACGTAGAGTACTAGTTGCCTCACAAAGAATTGGCTTCACTGATCTTATCGATGGTGCTACTTCTAAATGGGCTTACATGTATAAAGGTTCATAAGTTAATAACTAACTTATATAGAATGGTTTTCGGGAGTGTACCTAACACTCCCCCTTTTTAATTATGGCGAATTTAATAACATTACAACAATACAAGGACTTTACCGGCATCACAGGAGTAACTGAAGATGCTAAGATTAATGTTATTGTACCAGCTATAAGTCAAGCAGTTAAAACCTACTGCGGGACATCCTTTGTTGATTACTTCTCAACAAGCAAAGTTGAATATCACGATATTCACGACGATTTTACAAATGCTATTTTAGTAGATGAAAGCCCTCTTGTGAGCGTACAATCAGTACAAGAAAGAGAATCACAAGCAAGTGCTTATAAAACATTAATTACAGCTAACTCAGACTCTAGTGGTAAATACGAATACTACATAGACTTCGAGAGAGATACTATATTTAGAACAACAAGCACAGGAGATTATAGATTTCCTAAAGGAAGAGCAGCAATAAAAGTAACTTATAAATCAGGTTACGCTTCTATTCCTGAAGATTTGAAACTAGCTTGCTTTGATCTAGTAAAATATTATTTGAAAGACGAAAGAAAAGACAGAATGTCAATAGCTGGAGCCTCCGTACAAAACGCAGTCTCTACTAGCTTAAAAGAAAATATAGGATTTCCAGACCATATAAAGAGAATACTAGATTTTTATAAAGTACATAAATAATGGCAATAGCAAATCTCCAAAGAGAGATAGACCTACTTGTTAAACAGTTGGAAAATCCGACAGGAGATGGAGCGAATAATCCTTTAAGAAAGTATATGAACTCCATGTTTGGAAGTTATACTTTTTCAGAAGAAGCTGTACTAAAGCAGTTAAAAGCAATAACAAGAAAGATAAAAGACTCTAATGAAAAAGATGGCTTTAAAAGACAAAAGAACGACAGCGGAGAATACAAAAATGTTAGAACAGGAGCATTCGGCGCAAGTGATGAAGCAAATCTCAAAAAGTTTGCCAAAAAATGGGTATCACTAGCAAGGGCAGAAGCAAAGAAAAAGGCATCTAGTGTAGAAACTGTAGTAACAGAAAAAAACGGAGTAGTCAAAATAGACGCTCAGTTTTTTGATGGCAAAGCTACTGATCAAGGAATTTTTAGACACTTTCAGAAAATGCAAACTAATATACTAAAAGCTTTAAGAGCCGAAGGGGATGAAGTTGTAGAGAACATATTAAATACAACGAGATCGTCCAGATTTGAAAATGGGAAAAAAGGTCCAGAAGCTTTATTTGATGTAGGGCATATACAATCAGTTGCAGAAAATAAACTGAGTGTACTTACTAAAGGAATTTCAGAGTTAGAAGGTGTATCAGATGTTTTTGGAGACGATACAAAAGGAAAAGAACTTATATTTGATGCGTCACAGAAATCTGTTGACACCCTAGGGTTTAAGATTAAACTAAACGATAATATTGAAATAGGCATCGGAGATACAGGTTTTACGGGAACTACATCAGTATCGTATGAACCTGAAGCATGGTCAGTTAATCAGATTGACAAAAATGCAAGAGACTCCTCTATTGGTAAACTGATAAAACGATCAGAAACAGGAATTTTAGCGTATATAGACAAACTTTTAGCTAAACAACTTGAAGGACTAACAGTAGGATCAAAAGCATACGAAGATAGAAAAGGTTCAGATAGTTTGAATGATATGGTAATTGCTAAGATTATAAATAGTCCTCAAATGCGCAAAATGTTTGGCAAGGGAGTAGCAAAAAATCTAACTAAACATAAGAAAATACCTAAAGGCAGAAATAATACTGTAGATGGTACTGCAAAAATAAAAATGCCAAAACGCAGAAGAATAATGGGCGGAGGCGTAGCAAAACTACCAAAAGGAACAAGAAAAACAAAAAGTGTAGAAAGCGGAGCAGGAAATAATTTAATGCAAAAAGCTTTTGAAACAAGAGCTTTTGTAAATAGTAGATTAAGTAAAACCGTAAAAGGTAATATGGGAAGACCTTCCTTAATTAATCGAACTGGACGATTTGCTGATTCTGCCCAAATAACAAATGCAATGGCAGTAGGTGGGCAAATACATTTAGACTATAGTTATGATAATGCATATAGAGTTTTTGAAAGTAGTAAAGACTATCCAGCAGGGTTCGACCCAAGACCCCTTATAGAGAGGAGCATAAGACAGTTAGCTGCAGCAAATCTCGAAACAAAATTTACACTTAGGAGAGTATAATGGTAAGCAGAACAAAACGAAAAAAAGTTGTAGATGCTCTTGTAAATAAGATTAAACTGATTAATGGGCAACATCCTTATTTTTCAAATGTATCCGAGAATGTAGACGGGCGTTTAAAATTTTTAGATGAAATAGAACAATATCCAAAAGTGTGTGTGATAGCCGGAGACGAATTCCGTGAATATCAACCAAATGCATTCAAATGGAGATTGTTAGATATAACAATACGAGTATATATTCATGATAACAATGATACTCAAGAAACATTAGCGTTATTATTAGAAGATCTTGAAAGAGTCATCGATGATAATGATAATTTAGTGTATGACGACACAGTCGACCCCAGTCAGAGTACTACCTCTTTAACAATAGGAAGTATTAGCACTGACGAAGGAGTTATCGCTCCTTTAGGAATTGGGGAAATGACAGTCCGAGTACGATATTAGGAAACAGGTTAGGCACATAATAATGTAGCCGCACCCTTTCCATTAAAAAAACGGAGAAAGCAAAATGGCTTTAAATTTATCGAGAAATACGAAAGTATTTGTCAGCTCTGTAAATGGAGTACACGTAAGTGGTGGGTCAGTTAAGACTATTGATGTAATCGGTGGAACTAACGCAAGTCACGCTGTAGGCGACATTGTAACTTTTAATAAAGGTTTCAAAGCAATCGTAGCCGCGGTCACTAGTGGCAGAGCTACTAGTCTTTACTTACCAAATAACTTCCGAGGTACTGGAATTGCGGACAATGAAACATTGACCTCATCAGCTACCAGTGGAAGTGGTACAAATGGTTTAACACTAAAAGTTAACGGTGTTACAGGGACGACAACAGCTGACGGAACAAGAGTTGCAACAGGACTATTCAAGGGTAACGGTACTCATGGTGGAAATGCAAATGCTAAGAAAATAAATACTTTCAGAGTAGGTGTTTTGGATGGATATAGTTTTTCACAAGGAAGTGAAGCAACAGACGTTACAATTAACGAAGCTGGTGCAACACCAAATCGTGGATCAAAACGATTCAATGATTCATTACCACCTGCAGAATGGAGTTTCAGTACTTATGTACGACCATTCAAACATGGAACAAACAGTTGGAGAGAAGCAGGCGATCATGACATGGTTGAAAACATTCTATGGGCCTCTATCGCAGGTAAAGATATTACAGATGGTGCCTTAACAGGAACATCTGCACCAGCAGTAACAGTAGATGGTACTGATGCTGATGTATCTTTTGTACGATCAGAGCATCATGAATTATTAAAACTTAATATATTCTTTGCTCTTGAAAACACAACTTACAGACTAAATGATGCACAGGTTAACCAGTGCGAAATTGACTTTTCTATTGATGGAATTGCTCAACTATCATGGTCTGGAAACGCAACCACTATTGACCAAGTAACAGAAGTTATAGAAGATCCTTCAAAAGCTCTTGCTATAAGTGTTGGAAACACAGTTTCCAGTGCAAGTGGTAACTCCACAGTAGTAGACGGAACAGACGGAGAGACGAAAGTAGCTACGTTTGCAGAAGGTTATAACTATGCTGATAGTACTGGTCCAGATGATGCTGATTACTTAAGAAATAAATTGTCAACATTAACTTTACAAGCAGCTGTACAAGGCGGCGGTAAAGCTTCTGGTGGTTTAGATGCGAGAACATATGACATTAACATAACTGGTGGTAGTATTACTATTGCTAATAATGTTACATATGTAACTCCTGAAACACTAGGTGTTATTGACAAATCAATTGGTTCCTTTACTGGAGCAAGAACTATTACAGGTAATTTAACCTGCTACTTAGACACTAAATCAAACGGATCAAACCAATTGCTTAGTGACATGGCTGCAGCTACTGACCTTGTAAGTAACGTATTTAATATGAGTCTATTTATGGGTGGAGCATCAAGTGCTACTCCTGTAGTGGAATTTGATATTCCAAGGGCACATATGCAAGTACCAACATTAGAAACTGGTGATATTATTTCTACTTCTGTAGAATTCTCAGCTCATGGAACCACCCTCTTAGACGGTGACGAAATGACTGTCAAGTATAAAGGCTTAACAGCTCATACAGATAGCCAGTACACAACAGACCACGCTGTATAACAATGGCAAAGTACAACTTTCTTAAAGAAAGTAAAGTACACCTCGTACATGGAGGGAACCGTTACTTATTGGTAACGGCTCCCGACGTGTCGTTCTCACAGACGTTTGCGGAAGATGCTTATGAAGTTAAGACTTTACACGATCAGACAAAAATGTTTCAGGGAACAAGTATTACAAAAGCAAATCCAGCAGATTTTAGCTTTACAGTTTATCTAACTACGGAGAAAGATGAAACTATTGTAAAAAGTCTTTTGACAGACTACGATTCAACAGAAGGACAAACAAGAATTAATACGTTTGACCTCTATATCGTGTCTAGTGAGAGTACTTTTAAATTAAATGAGTGCGTTTTATTAAACGGCGACTTTAATTTAAGTAAAGGATCAGCTACAACTTTGAACCTTGCCGGGCAAGCGCAAAAGTTGGAAAGAGTAGGAAATGCTTCTTATTCACTACCAGGTTCTCTGGTTAGTGCTAGTTCGACAAGAACTCCCACCTTATCAATTATTGATGTAGAAGTTGGAGAAACAGATGTTGCAAATATAATATCTGCTACTCTAAGTGTTCAGAATGAAATAGAATGGACACCTTACGAAACATTACATAATAGTCTTTCAGTTACAAGTGCTTCAAACGCAATGTACCCTTCAGGTTTTACACTAGGAAGGAGAGTTGTATCTGGCAACATAGTTCAATATGTTACAGACAGTACTTCAAGCGCTGGACAAAGTTTTAATGAAGAGACTTCAGTTAGTATTAAAACTATAGTCAATGGCAGTACTTTTTTACATGCAAACTTAACAGATTGTATGTTTACTAAAAGAGTAAATGTCGGAGACGTATTCACGCAGACTTTTGACTACCGTTTGGTAGGCAATCCTGCAAACTTATCAACCGTTATAACATATTAGGAGATATAACACCATGGATTTAAAATCATTACTAGTAGATAGTAAAACTACTTGGGTAGAATTCCCAGGATTAATGGGATTTGAAGTAGAACTTGCAAATCTCTCAAGAAAAGAATTAACAAATCTTCGTAAGAAGTGTACAATTAATAAATTTAATCGTAAGACTCGTCAATTTGAAGACGAATTGAATGACGAAAAATTTATTGTTGAATTTACAAGATCAACAGTTAAAAACTGGAAAGGACTACAATTAGGCTTTTTACAAGATTTACTACTTGTTGACTTAAAAGGACAAGACGAGAAAGCCGAAATGGAATTTTCAGAAGAAAACGCACAATCGCTAGTTGAAAACTCAAGCGAATTTGACAACTGGCTCAATGAGGTAGTCTTTGACCTAGAAAATTTTCGTAATAAGGAACAAGGAAAAACTACAGAGAAGACTAAAGATATTTCTTGATAATCAAGAAGTAGGAATGACCAAGGACCAATACTTGGAAATGATGGAGCAAATGGGTGAAGAACCCGACTGGGAAAAGTGTCCTAATGATTGGGAAGACTTTCCAGAATTAATAGTAAATACTGTTAATATATTTCATTCTATGGGAGACAGAGTTTTCCCTGATATTGGGTATGTAGGAAAAGATTATATAATGCTTCCATATATGTTAGAAAGATATGGAATAGAAGAACATATGAAAGATTATGTTTTTGACACCTTACTGTGGTTAGACAGTAGAGCTATCGAAAAGTCTCAGCAACGAATTAAAGCTGAACGAGATAAGATGAATAGAAAACATTAATGGCAAAAAACAAAGTAGCATTTGAAGTAATAGTAACTTCCAAAGGATTTAAGGTAGTAGAATCACAGCAAAAAAAGCTTGGTCAAAATATCGATAATACCGAGAAGAAAACTAAAAACCTTGACAAGACTCAACAGAAGAACTACGGTCGACAAAAGCAAGGTATTATACAAACTGCTAACCAAACTAAGAATTTTTCTAAATTATCACAAACTATTGGCGGAAGTGGAGGTACATCTCTTGTAGGTGCTTATGCTACACTAGCCGCCAACGTCTTTGCCGCAACGGCAATGTTCAATGCTCTATCCAGAGCCGCAGATTTCCAAAAACTAAGAGAAGGACTAGAGATTATAGGAAATCAGTCTGGTCGAAGTTTAGGTATTCTTGCAGAAAATTTAAGAGAAGCCACAGGCATGGCACTAACGTTAGAAGAAGCCTCAAGTGCAGCTGCACTTGGTATATCAGGTGGTTTCGGTGGCGCAGAACTAGAAGGACTAGCTAAAGTTGCAAAAGGAGCTGCACTCACATTAGGAAGAAGTCTACCAGATGCTTTTGACAGGCTAACACGAGGTGCTATTAAGTTAGAACCTGAAATTTTGGATGAATTGGGTATTATGGTTCGTCTTGACGACGCCGTAGAAAAATACGCAGCACAACTAGGAAAGGGAGTTAATTCTCTTACTCAAATGGAAAGACGTCAAGCCTTCATGAATGAAATTCTAGAACAGGGCGCAGCAAAGTTTGGAGACATTGCAGATGCAACAGACTCAACAGCCTACGCTAAACTAGGAGCTACCTTTGGTGACTTAACAACAGATATTTTTACTTTCTTAAATGAAAGCACAAAACTCAACTTCGTAGTAAATTTACTAGCAGGAAGCACAACAGCCTTATTAGGTACAATGCTTATATTTGGTAGTACAATTGCTACTCAAATAGTTCCCGCACTAGGACAGATGGCAGAAAAAGCTTCTGGAAGAGCAGCCCAACTTGCCGGAGAAGCTAAAGCTCTACAAAGTAGTGCTAAGCTAGAAATGAAAATTTTAACAAAGAAAACAAAAGGGTTTAAAATGGGAGCTGCTTCTTACACTAATGCTAAGAAGATGGAGGGTACAGCAACTCAAAAGCTAGAAGCAAGAATAAAATCCTTAACAAAATCACAGAAATTAAGGCAGGCAAATATAACTAAAGGATTTAAAGGAGATAAGCTAAAATTAGAATTAAAAAAACAAGAATTACTTTTAATTGATAAACAGATTGCAAAAGAAACTAAACTTCTTAACCTCCAAAAGGGAGGCGGAAAACTAGGAGTTGGAGCAGCTCTAGCAAAAGCAGACGCTAAATTTGCTAAAAAAGGTGCTAAAATAACTCAACAATTTACTGGGGGCGAAATCGGACTAGGAGCTGCATTATCTTCCAACTTTAAAAACTGGGATAAAAGCGGCAAGAAAAAAGCGGACGCTCTAAAAAGTAGTGGTATGCTAACAAAAGCAAACGGAAAGTTAGGATCAGCATTTAAACTACTAGGCTCATCTCTTGGGTTACTAGTTGCAGGTTTTGTAAAATTCTTGCCCTTGATTGGGGCTGTAACTGTAGCTATCGGAATAGCTATTCTTGCCTTTAATAAATTTTATAATACAAAAGAAAGAAAAGAATACAATAAGTCAATGAAGAATCTAGAAACTATTTTAGAGTCATTACCTAAAAAAGCAGAAGAATATCATAAAGCTTTAAAAGCGGCCGGACCTGCTTCTTTAGCACAAGTTAAAGAAACAGCAATTCTATCTAATTCAATAAAAGAAATCAATGCTGAGTTAAAAACAGCAATTAGATTAAGAAAAGAACTAAGAAAAGCAGGAAAAGACGACAACTCAATAACAGACCTTTCTAGAAGTGATAAAACCATGTTAGAAGGTAAGACCACTACTAGCACATCCGGAATGTCATATACAACAGCTGCAATGGAACCTATTTCAGCTATAGAAAATATGTTAGCAACAGAGTTACCTATCATAGCTGGCAAGGCAAAAAAGACTTTTGCAAGCCTATTACGTATAGATGACTCTCCAGAATTTGAATCGTTGAAAGGAATTCTTACTTCCGATATTCCTGGGTACGCAGACGCGGCAAGAGCAGCGTTAGGCCCTGCGATGCAAGATTTAGCAGACGGCAAAGTAAAAAGTGCTTTGGGTGAAATAGCAAAAGTTGTAGCAGGCGTAGAGGAAAGATTTGGAAAACTAGCTGGTGCTGTTGCAGGATTTGCTATGAGTTTAAAAGACGCTGAAAAGACAGGGTCAAAGTTTATTCAGAAATTCTTACCTAAAACTCAAGCTTCAGATATATTAGGAGTTTTCTCAGGATTTAGAAAAGAAATTAAGTTACTTAAAGACGAAGCTTCTGTAGCTCAAGGCATTCTAGGGCCTGACGGAAAGCTTATCGCGGCAGCAGGAGCAAGTGCAGCACAATTTTCTGGGGCAGGCTCAGCTGTTACTACACTACTCGGTGGAGAATTCGATTCACAAAGAAAATCTTATAACGAAGCAAAGAAAGAATTTGATAGGGTAACAAAAATAGAAGCGGAATCTACAGGATTTAACCCGTGGGAAAACGCTAGAAACAAATTTGATATTGGAGTAGCTCAGAAAAAATTAGACGAAGAAGGTGTAAAACTAGAAGAAGTTGGAACTAAAGCTACAGAAGCTACTTATCAAGTTATATTAAAGACTCAAAGGGCGGAACTAGAAAAAAAGAAAATATTAGAAAGAATAAATGGCTTAAAAAAGATTGAAAAAAGTTTAATGGGAACATCAACAAACGCTTTCATGGTTCAAAATAAATCACTAGACGATACCGTAGCTCTTAGAAAAACAGATTTTAATTTATCAAATCAAATCCTTGGAAATTCACTAAACTTAACAGAAGAAGAAATGAAAAAGGGAAATATAATGGATGCCCTTATTGCTAAAAGCGAAATAACGGGAGATAACGCAATTACTGAGTCAGAACAAGCTTCCATATCTTTAGCACTTCAAGAGGAAAAGAATATTGCATTACAAGAGGAATTAAACATAGGTCAAAAAGCATTTAATCAAGCAAACTCAATATTAGCCGTGGATAAACTAGCTT